CTGTCCAACAGGCTATACTTTAGTTTATCCTGATTTAATTAATTCAACATATACGTTATCTTCAGGTACTTGTGATGACATTAATCCACCAATATGCAGAAGAGTTACTTGTGAATGTCCTACTTCTACAGTACCTAATATTCCAGTTGTAGAATCAGGTATATGTCCTGACACTGCACCTTTAATATTTCAAATAGGTAACCCAGATTTTGTACAACCGGATCCACGTAGGTGTAGCTATTCTGTTTACATTAGTACTCCCGCTAACTTTACATACGGTGGTATATGGAGGCATAATGTAAGATGTGACTCATTTGCAAATTATTATGGTAATGATTATCCTTGGGAAATAGATTTAATTTCAAATACAGGACAATCAGTAAATACAATAAGAAGCTTTGAATATCAACTTGAGACTTATGTATATAAAGGAGATCCTCAATATAATATGTGTGGTGGAGATAAATGGGAAGATTTAGATTTTAACTTTGATGAATCTATCATATATAATAATGATCAGGTATCAGGTTTATTATTACTTAATAAGCAACCTGCAAATGAACCTTGGAAAAACTTAAATTATCCAATTATTAATTTTAATAATATTGATATACTAGTTTCTAAAGTTGAACATAAATTTAGATTTAATCAGTTTTGGGATATAACAAACGATAGAGGTGAATTTACTAATGCAGAGCAACCTATATTTAATACTCAATCTAATGGTTACATAAGACCTTTAAATGAAATTAATCTTAACTATCAAAAGAATGCTACTCAACGTAAGAAGTTTAGACATTATTCTAATAACTTAATTTTACGTAGAAATGTATCAGGATCTAGAAAGATGTTATTAAGATTGAATAATACTAAACTTTTACTATCACAGAGATAATGAAGAATAAAAAAAGCATAGGATTACCTGGTGGACCAAATGAGTTTTTAAAAGACATAACTCAGTACATATCTGTAGAAGGGTACAAGCGGTATAGTAAAGATATAAACAATCCGGTTAATATCATTGAGTCAGGTTCAATAACAATGGAGGATGTGGATTTCCCTGTTATGGGGACTGATAACTTAGGTAACAGTCAGATGATGATGCCTGGTAATAATTATCAGTTTCCAGGAGATAGTGTCTTAGAAGTACCAATGGCTCAAGATGGTACAGAAATACCAGATGAAGCTGAAGCTGCAGCATCTAATAATAGTTTTTTATATGATCTTGAAAAATTAGTTAATAAATCATTAGGTGATATAAATAACAAAGCTAGAGATTTTTCTGAGAATCCAGAAGAGATGAATAATATAGATAATATGAGACATGCTTCAGGAGGTAGATATGCTGCAGAAGCAATTCAACAAAAGGTTAAAGATATACCTTACTTAGGCGGTCTATTAGATTTTGTAGGTGTAGACAAAGCAGCTGGTTTTATTGGTTCTAATGTAATGGGTGTAGGGCATGAGTTAAGAACTATATTTGGTGGAGATGAAAGACCATTCTTGGCAAAGCTTCAAGAAATGGGAGAAGACACATTTAATAATTATGTTGGGTCAATTGTAGGATCATTAAGTATAGACGATTCTGAAAAAGATGAAGTAATAAAGTATCTATCATATAACAATCTTTTACCAGACGGATATGTAAGAACTGAGCAAGGAAAAAAAGATGGCTTTTCTGAAGATATATATTTTAAAGATGAAGATGGAAAAAGAAAAACAGCCTATCAACGTGGTGGTGGATTACTAGACAAAACCATGAAGTGTAATAGCTGCGGTTGGTCATGGAAAGCTGCAGATGGTGGAGCTGATGTATCTACATGTCATAAATGCGGTGGTAGTGCATTACCAAAAGCTCAAGATGGTAGGGAAACTTATACTAGAGAACAAGCTATAGCAAGACAGGAGCAATTAGTAGAATACGCTAATGAATATTTTGGCGGAGATATTAAAAAAACAATAGAAGCTTTAAATAGCGGTAGAGGTATAGCAGGAGATAAATCTTATCCGGAAGATGCAAGTATTTTAGGTACTAATTATAATAAGAAAATAGATAGCCCTAGACTAGAAGCTCCTCCTAATCCTTTACAAATAGGTAATAGTTATTTAGCTGAGGGATTAAACGCAATAACAGGAAGAAATGACGGGTTTGATTTTTTTAGACCATTAACTGAAAATCAAATAACTTTATCTGAGGCAGCAAACGTAACTAATCCTTATGGAGCTTTTGCGTTAGATATGATAGACCCTGCACTTATTACATCTTTAGGAAAAGGAGCAATTAAGGAATTGACAAAACCTTTAGATAAATTTATATCTAATAGGATTGTAAATAATATTAACCCTACTGATGATTATAATAATATTGGGAAAAAATTTAAAGATGTATTTTTTAATAAAAAAAGTAATACTTATAGGAATACTAATTCTCTTGATGGAAATATTAGAAATCAATATTTAGATCAAATTTTTTCAGAAACAATGGGTGTAAAGCCTAAAATAAAAACCGAAGGATATATAAAACCTTCTTTTGGAGGAAATAATGTTAGATCTTTGTCTTTAGACAAAGGTATAAAGGAAGACGCTTTAAAATCAAAAATAGGAGAAAATTACTTACTAGCTAAAGATGCTCAAAAAACATTTAACAAGTTTAAAGAATCTGCACCAAAAGGACTTACAGAAAAAGAATTGTTTGATAAATTTTGGAAAGAGCAAGATAGTCGTGACTATTATAAAATAGGCTCTGCAGACGGTTACCCTGCTGCACAAACGTATGATAGAGCTTTTAATGTAATGGCAAACAATTCTGGGTACTTAGATAATAAAGGTTTATATAATGAAGTTGATATATGGGATTTGCATCCTTTTAGAAATAACGGTGGGTCTAAGTTTTTACCAAATAAAATTAAAGAACTAGAGGTTTTTTCTACACTAGGGAAAAAGCCTATCAAAATACATAACAAATATAAAATTGATAAGATAGAAAATTTTAAATCGGATTTTATTAAAGATCTTAAAGACAAGTATAAAGCAGCTAATCCTGATGCCTCTCATTGGGATATAGAGCGTAACTCTACAATGCTTTATTATAAACTTCTTGAAAAGCATAGAGGGTTTATTCCAGATGAATATAATATAGAGCAAGTATTTAAAGAAGGAGGTGATATAGAATATTATCAAATAGGAGGTCAACCTACTACACAAGAAGGTAACGGTGAGTATAAAGTATCAAGTGGAGATACTTTTTATGGTATTGCTAATAAAAACAATGTAACATGGGATGAATTAAAGAAAGCTAATCCTAATATAGGTTATAATAATTTAAAGTTAAACCAATCTATTGTTATACCAAAAAAAATAGACAAACCTACTGATGTTATCAAACGTGAAACAGTCAAAGAAAGTGTGCAAGATTTTCAGATAACACCTCAACTTCTTTATAAGCAAGCTTATGTTGAATCAAACTTGAACCCTAAAGCTAAGAATAGCCTAGGTTATATGGGGCTTGGGCAAATAGGTAAAAGTTTAATAAATGACTATAAGAAAGCAAATAAAGTAGATACAGTAGACCCTTTTGATCCTAAACAAAATTATGATGTACAAGCATGGTCAATGAATGAATTATTTAATTCTTCATTTATAAACAAACCAGGATCTACTATGGAAAACAGATTATTAAAATCTCTAGCTTCATATAATTGGGGTAGAGGAAATGTTCTTAATTTGTTAAAAGCACAAAAAGCAAAAGGTTCTGATATTTATAATAGTACCGAATGGATGCAGCACTTACCAAAAGAAACAAAAGAATATATCCAAATGATTGTTTATGATGGTAAGCCAGAAAAAAGACCATTGGTACAAGAAAATTTTCTTAAAACTACTACAGATGAAAAGTATAAAGATTTGAGAGCTTTATATAATTATAAACAAGGTGGAGAACCTAATTTATTTAATATGTATAGCGGTTATATAAATGGTGACTATGATGGGACTGAGTTTGAAAGTAAAGCAGCATTGACCTATGATAAGCTTAATAGAGTTTATTACAAAGAAGCAAAGGATGCAGGTATGAATGTTCCTAATTATATAATGACCTATGTTATAGGTAATTCTTAAACCCTAAAGATTAGTGAATCTCCCTAATTATTTGTATATTAATAATATAACATTATCAACATGGATTTAAACAAAAAAAGTGTAAACCAGCAAGGAGGTGCAATGATACCTAATCAGCCTGGAATGCAACAACAGCCTCAAATTGATCCACAGGTTATGCAAATAACTGAAATATTTTCTAGATCAATGGAAGAAGGCAAGCAGCCTCAAGAAGTATTAATTGGATTAATGGAGCAAGAGGTAGATCAGAATCTTATAGGTCAAGCACTTATGCAGTTAGGTTATGAAGAAGAAGCTGTTATACAGTTATTTGAAGAGGTGCAAAATCTTCAAGAACCTCAAGCACCTAGTTCACAGCAAATAACAAACAATCCAGAACAATTAGCAAGAGCTGAGGAAATGCAACAGCAAGCTTCTCCTATGGATATGAATATAACACCTATAGATCAAGCTAAGTCTGGTATAGAAATTAAACCTGAGAATAAAGGTAAGTTTACTAGATGGGCTAAAGCAAGAGATATGTCAGTATCTGAGGCTTACAATAAGGTTATGGGTAATACAGATAACTATCCTGCGTCTGTAGTCAAGATGGCTAATTTTGCTAAGAATGCTGCAGGATGGAAGAAGGAAGAAGGTGGTGACGTATCTAACTATACAGAAGGAGTAAGACAAAGAGAAGGTTCTTATAATCCTCCTAACAGAAAGTATACTTTAGATCCAAGATTTAAAAAAGAGGGTGGTGAATTTGAACCACACTTTATGTACAAAGGTAAAAGAAAGATTAGAGCTAAAGATATGGAAACACATCTTAGACTTAAAGAAGCAGGTTATACCCATGATGAACCTAAAGCGCAGTATGGTGGATACATATCTCCGGATCCTTTCCGTGTTAATCCAGCACTATTTAGCAATCAACAAATTGATTATGGTAAATTTATAAATGTGGGTTCTGAAGTATATAATGATTTCTTTAGTAAGGGTGATAAAAATAAAGACAATCTTGCAGATGGTGTGTTTAGAGATATGGGCAAGAAGAAAGAAATGAATGATAAAGGATCACTTAAATATGAATTTGATTTAAGTTCCGAAAATATAAATGCCTATAAAGCATATAAGGATAAACTTGAAGAAGAAAAGAAATTTAATGAAGCAACACTTACACCATATGAACAGAGATTAAACGGTTTACCTAAAGGTCAGTTTGGTATACCATATAACTATAATAACTTAGATTTAGGCATTTTTAATCCGATGTTTAGAAATGAAGCTAATCAGATTTCTGCAGATAAGATTCTACAAGATAGAATGCGTCAGGGAAATCCAGATGAGCAAACTTCAGATGAGTTAAAAGAGTCTGTTAATTTTCCTACTTTAAAGACAGATAGAAGCTTTATGGATAGAGTAAATAATATACCAAATACTAATGCTGCTGCTATATATGGTGCTGGTAGTAATGCTGCATTTAAAATAGCAGGGCTTGCAAATGAAATATTTGATTATAATAAGTACAGTGATGCTAGAAAAGATTTGAGAACAGATACTATTGCAGATAATCTTTATGGTACATTTACTGATATGAATTTTAAAAGAGGTAAAGGCCCTGATATTAATACAGGTATATTTGGATCAGAAGGAGATAGAACTACAGGTTTGTACATGAGTAAAGAAGGAGGAGGGGTAAATAATGCAGGTTTTAAAGCATTACCTGATTATGTACAAAGCAATATTTTAAGTAATATGGCATATGGAGGCCCTAAAGGTGCAGAAGCATACCTTGCAAATAAAGATAGAGCAATAAAAAGATCAATGGGAAGAGCGCAGCAAGGAGGTGAAACTATAGAAGTTGATTCAAGAATGTTAGCAAAATTAATAGCAGCGGGAGCTGATATAGAAAAACTATAATTATGGCAAAGATTAAAATAAATAAATTACCACAAGGTTTTAGTATTCGTAATGGTAAGGTTGTAGAAGATAACATCATGAGGGATGGTGGCATGACAACAGGTGATCAAGCTGATTATGGTTTGGTTACAACTCCACAGGAGTACTATGGGCAAACTAGTTTTAATAACTCACGAGATGAGAGTGTAAGATATAGTTTATCAGGCGTACCTAGAGAAGATGCTAATATAGAAGCTGAAGGTGGAGAAACAGTGTTAACTGATTTAAACAACGATGGTACATTTGGTTTATATGATATAAAAGGACCAAGGCATGGTAGCGGTGGTGTCCCTATGTTTTTACCAGAACAATCATTTGTTTTTTCTGATACAAGAAAATTAAAGTTTACAAAAGATGAAATGTCAGAATTTGATATGGGAGGATCTAAGAAAACTCCTGCCAAGATTTCTAAAAAGTTTGGACTACAAGATTACTATGGTGAATTAGGATCCCAATATGTTGACAATATTTCTGCAACAAGTGCTGAGTTAATGTTAAAAAAGAATATGAATGATCTTTCTAAGTTAGCATTTATGCAAGAAGCTAAGAAGAACTTTTCAGATGGTGTACCTTTAGCATCTCATCCATATTTAGTTTCTATAGGTGAAGACCCTATTGAGTTTACATCTAAGGTTGAAGAGATATCAAGAAAAGAAGCAGAGCGTAAAGCAATACAAGCATTGCCTCTTGAGCAACAACAGCAAATAATGATGTTACAGCAAATGATGGCTCAGCAGGAACAACAACAAGAAATGCAACAAGGAATGCCAGAACAAGGAATGCCACAGCAAATGCCACAGCAACCAATGATGGGGCCTATGGATGCATTTATGCCTCCACCAGGAGAGCCAGGATTGGCAATGGAAAATAATGCTATGATGAATCCTATGGCTCAGTTTGGTAGTGAGCTTGGTGATTTTTTAATTAAAGCTCAAACTGGTGGCGATTTAGTTAAAGGAAAAACTAAAGGTAGTGAATTTTATAAAGGGTATTATCCTGAAACAATGGAGGATCCTATATGGACTGGTAAATCATGGATTTTTGAAGATGGAAGTCAGGTTGCCCCAGATCAATTAAAGGATCTGATAAGTTTAGTATCTACTACGGGTTTTGTTCCAGAAGAATATTTAAAAGTAGATATTGAATCAGAAGCTGTAACAACAAATGAAACTATAGGCGCAACTGATAAACAAGTAGATACTGTTATAGCATCTAGTGGTGTGAAAAACCCCTATGCTAAAGGAAGTAAAAAAGCTAAACAATACGATCAGTATATAAAAGATGGTTATACTCCTACTATAGTAAAAACAAATAATAAAAATCAAATATCTTTTGTAAAAAAAGCATCATCTAATTTTGAACAAAGAGAAGGTAAAACTGAAATTAAAACGATAGACCTTACAGGTACAACTGCTAAAGGAGATGCAATATATAGCCAAGCTGAGATTGATTTTGCAAATGAAATGAATGAATCAGGTATAGCTTATTTTGACTTTGGTTCATTTTCAGGTGGTAACTTACCATTAAGACAAAATTCTACAGGTAATCAGAATAGTTGGTATGGTTCAGATGAATTTGCATCAGAAGAAGCCAAGGAAGATTGGATGAGAAGAAATGGTAAAATAGCTGCAAAAATAAAAGGTTTTGATTATAACAAAGGAAAGGATGATCCTCAGTGGAAGGAATTTCAAAAATTATATGAAGAAGAAAGAAAAGAATTTTTCAAAAAAATAGGTAAGGACTATATACCTTATTTTGGATCTGGTACAACTGGATCTGATTTTGATGGTAAAGCAGGAGGTAAAGTATTTAATGCGCCTGGATTTGATGTAGACTATCAAGCTGGAGATGAAAGATTTATGGATCTTCCTGATGATGTTAAAGTTAAAGCCAAAGAAGAATTTGATATACCATCAGTTACAGCAAAGTCTCAAGAGGATCCAGAATTTTGGCAACAGGATATAAATAACCTTGTTTCAATAGGTAATATGAGAGACAACTTATATTTACCTTTTGCTCCACAGTTAGAAGATCAAAAAATAGATTACGTATTAGATGATTATACTGGAAGAGTCAATGCAAATCTTGCTTCACAGAACACTATGGCGCAAGCATTAGGTGCTTATGGACCGCAAGCTATTGCAGGCAGCAATATAGCAGGTCAAACTTTAGATGCTAATGCTAAATCTATAAATCAAGTTAACCAGAACAATGTTAGAACTATGAATCAAGTTGCTACTATGCAACCTCAGTTAGATATGAAGATTGATCAGCTAAATGCAGATACAGCTACAAAGCTTTATGATGGAACTACTATAGCTTTACAAAATAAAGATAACTTCTATAATTGGAGAAATAAAGCTTATACTGATGCATTTAACGATGCACTTACCAATAAAGCTAATACATATAATATGAATCAACTTTATGATTACTATAGCATTAACCCAAGTACAGGTGGTATAGTAGAATTCACTGACGATGGTAGAAAGCTTGCAAAAAATAGTTCAGGAAATCAAACTCAACAGTCTATAAAAAACTATCAATATTTACAGGAATTAATGGGTGACAAAGAAGTACCAGAATGGCTTTATAATCAGATTTATTCTACAGATCCAGGAAATTCAGGTATGACTAAGGCACAGCAAGAAATGCTTAATAATAGATTTAATCCTAATACAAGAGCAGCAAAAAAAGGAAAAGAAATAAAGAGATTATCAAAGTGGGCAGTACCATTTTACAGTGGTAAGATGGGGATGTAAACCTAAAGGGTTTATGCAAAACACTTTGTAAACTTATATAATTATATTAATTTCACATCATGGCAACATATATAAAAGGAGCGGATACGTACTTACCAAATACTAAACCGTTTACACCGGATTATAAATTTTTATCTACGGTTTTACAAACTAGAACGGATAAGTATAATGCTAACTATAAAGCTACAAATGACATATACAATAGAGTTGTTTATTCTGACTTATCAAGAGAAGATACAAGAGAAAGAAGAGATCAGTATACAGAACAAATAGCACCTCAGATTGAAAAGATATCTGGGTTAGACTTATCTATACAATCTAATGTTGACGCTGCCAAAGGTGTCTTTGCACCATTCTATGAAGATGATGTTACAGTGAAAGATATGGTATTTACATCAAGATATAGAGATCAATCACAAAGAGCACAGAACTTATTAAATTCTCCTGATCAAACAGTACAAGAAAAATACTGGGATGTTGGAGTAAGGGCTATGCAATATAAAATGGATGAGTTTATTAATTCTGATGCTGAAGATGCATTAAGAATGGCGCTTCCTCAATATGTACCAAAAGCTAATTTATTTAAACTTAGTTCTGAGTTATTATCTAATATGGATCCTCCGTTAAATATGGAGATGGATAGATTTAATTCATCTAAAAATCCAAATTATAATCCTAATATACCTGAGTCAAGAGAAAATCCAAAACTAATATATAATACCGATTGGATTATTACTGAGCAAAATGGTGCTTTAGTTACAGGGGCTGCATTACAGACAATTAAAAATAATCTTTTAACTAATCCTGCCGTACAAAGATCATATCAAACAGAAGCATATGTATCAAGTATGGACCGGGCTCATGAAGCTGTAAAAAATGGTGTAGCTACATCTATTTCTAATGGTCAAGATATGTGGGCTGAAGAAACTATAAGAAGAATAGCAACTAATAATAAAGTTGAATTAAGCAATGATCTTGAGTCTTTACGTAAAGCAGAAGCTTCTGCAGTTAATTGGTCTAATTTCAAAGGGTCAAATGGAATTGTACCAGGCGGACAATTAGATAAATTAAATAAAGAACAGTTATCTACTTTAGAAAAGTATAAACTAGAAATTGAATCTAAAAAGCAAATAGCACTAGAAGCGGAAAGACCAAGCCCTACAAGAAATAATCTTCTTAATAAAGCATATAATTTATATATGCAAAGTAATATTAGTAATGATATGCAAAGTGCAGCACAAGATTGGAGTGCTAGAAATTACACTCGTAAGATGACTGCTAATCCATTTGCTGTTGATGAGAAGAAGGCTAAGTATGACATGGCTCAAATTAATGCACGTAGTCGAAATCAACTTATCAGAGATAGAATTAATAATGATAGAAAGGATGCTAATACTGTATTAGACAAAGGTTATAAATATGATAAGGATGGTAATCTTATTAAATTACCATGGGCAGAAGTTTCAAATTCAATGAGCTCGCCATTTAATAAAGGATCCGTAACATTTAGTGATCCAAATGCACTAGATTTTAAAACAGAAAATAATAAAATTAATAAAAATGAAGATGTCATAGGTGACTTTTTTGTTGACCATGCGAACGATCTAAATACAATATTACCCGTTAAACTTGATGCTATATTTGGAAATACTGAAAGTCCTGGTATGCTTGCAATCTTAAACCCACTTGGTAATACTGAAAATGAAAATTCAGAGTATACTATAACTATACCAGGAAAAAATGAATATATATCAGAACCTATAGTTCTTCAAGGTAATATTGCAAGTTTAAAAAGGCAAATATTAAATCAAGCAGAAAGCAATCCAGAACTAATAAATAAAATCTATACTCAAATTAAATCTAATTTTACAGATACAGAAAAACTAACATTAGCAGATCCTAATTTAACTACTGGTTATAATAAATCTTTATATGCAGGAATGATTAAAAGATTAAACGAGATTGATCAGAAACAAAATGGTATAGATGTACGGGGTCAAGAAATACATAAAGTTGCCTTAAATGCTGCAGAAATAAATGATATATCAAATACGGTACAAAACAATAAAGACATAAAAGGATTTATTGATAATGGATTTCCTTCATCTATTTTTACAAGTGATGGTATGATAGAAAGTTTAGAAGATTATCAGACTAGAGTAATTGGTTTAGTTAAGGAAGGGGTTGCAACAAATTATGATGCAATTGGAATTGATAAAGGTACAAGCGATAAGAAATATTATAAAGATATGGATCTAAGTACTGGTAAAAAAGAATATTTAAATTTTATTGATGAATCATTTGTTCGTGAAAACGGGACAACTGGTTCAAGGACTATAAGAGAGTATTCAGATGTTCCGTTTAAAAACGCTAGAATAAGTAAACCAGTTACTTCAATAATGTACACTGATGATACAGAAAGGGTAGTTAGATCAGAAAATAAAAATCAACTTGATCCTTTAACTAGACGAAAAGTACGAGTAATTGATGAATATCAAATTAAATTAGAAGCAGCTAAAGTTTATAATGCAGTTTATAATGAATTGAATGCAGCTCTTCAAGGAAGAAGAGATATAAACACTCCTTCAACTTCATATGCTTCATTGTTAGAGGGAGTGCGTGGTGAAACATACTCTAATCTAGGGAATAATCCTGCATTTAATATGCCTGTGAATCCACTTAATCCAACTCCAGGCGCAGTAAAATTTTTAGCAGACTTTAATAATCAGATAAATGACATGAAATCAAAGGGTATTATTTATGGTGTTGGACTTGGTGATATACAGAATCAAGATGAAAAATTAAAACAAGATCCTTTAGCATTAGAAGTTCTTGAGGCTTATACACAGGATATGTCTAGTTGGTTAAATCAAAAAAGCAGCCCAACATCTTCAAAAAATTCTCCAATATCTAATATTGCTTATTATCCTGTATATGGTGTAGCAAAAGCAGGTAATAAAAATAGTGCAGCGTATAAAGTAAATCAATTTTCTAACTGGATAGAAGGTCAAAGAAAGAGATTTGGTGATGAAAAGGTAGATAAGATAAAAGATGCAGGTGGAATTTTTATTGTATTTCCTCAAGATAATGATCTTAATTCTAAATCTAAAAATAATAGATATGACTCTAAAGTATTTAATGATATAATGGCTAGTGGTAGTAATTATAAAAATTATTATGGAGGTAAAGATAATGGAATAACCGATTCAGGTGAATTAAGAATAACAAGAAATGGAACTGGTAACTATACTATGATACTTACAACAAATGAATATAACCCTAAACCAAGTGACCCAGATAAATTACAAAATTGGAAAGAGTATACTAGTTCAACTAGTGGTCCAAAACCCATGAGTTTTGCTAATGATCTAAGGGGTATTGATTTACATGTTGAAGAGTTAATTGAAGATATGAGAAAGTTGGAAGCACGAAATTCTAGATTAAGAAAACTAGATCAACAAAAAAATTAAAAGTAAATGGAAAACGGATCTAATAAACCATTAGCACAAGAAATTAAAAATCAGGAAAGACCAGCTCCAAGTATAATACCTGAAGGACAGTTTCGTTTTGAGCCTATAGCAGAAATGTTTGAGACTCCTGACACTAAATTTAACGACTATTTGATGAGTAGTAGTTTAGCAGCTGACGATTTTTCAGGAGTAAATCAATATAAAACTGATATAGATAGATATGGTATTGATGCTATGGCATCTTTAGGAGTTGCTATTCCTAGTTTTGCAACAGATACTTATAATCCAGTTTCTCAAAATGTTCCTGATAGAAAACTAAATGCGGGTTCCATTATTGATCGTTTATCAGATTTAGAATCTAAACCTTTCTATGAAAAAAGATTATCCCCTATATTTTCTGGAATGAGGCAAAATCAATTTTTAAGATATTATAATCATCCAGAGTTTGATAAGTTAGGGTATTCTCCATATTCTAATATGGAAAATTATTATAATGCAAATTCAACTATTTGGGATGATTTTAGCAGAATGGGTGGTCAATGGATGTCTCTTGCTGGTACCGGATTAAATTCTGTATATGGATCAATGTTTAGTGGTGGTGATTACTTTCAACCAGATACTGAATCAGCAACTGAGTTTGAAGATATAATGGGCATTGGATCATCAACAAGAGGTGGTGTTGGAGGATTTATAAATAACTTAGCAGCTAACTCTGCATACACAGGAGGCATACTTGCTTCAATAGCTATTGAAGAGCTTATACTTGCCGGTGGAGCAGCACTTTCAGGAGGAACATTAACTGGAGCTGCTATGGCAAAGACAGCTGCAAATGCTGCAAGAGGTGTAAAAAGTTTATTTAGTTTTACTAAGCTATTTGATAGAACAAGAAAAATTTTAGAAAAGGCTAAGCAAATTGATACGGCAAGAGATTTTTATAATGCTTCTGTTACAGGTGGTAAAATGGTGGTTAATACTTTAGGTAAAGGATTTACACCAAATACTGTAAAAGCATTTCAAAATATGAAGACTGCCCAGAATGCTGGACAAAATATGAGCAATCTTGCTAAGATGGGTACTGGCTTTGGAGGTTTCTATAGAGATATTAGAGCAGTAAACTTAGCAATGGCTGAGAGTAAACTTGAATCAGGAATGGTTTATAACAAAGTAATGCAGCAAGGTCTTACAGATGCTAATAACTTTAGTGGAGGGCAGGGTATTACTGATGGAAGAGATGTTGCTAATGCAGCTAATCAAGCAGCATTTAAAACTATGTTGGCTAATGCTCCACTTATATATGCTAGTAACTGGTTTGTTATTGGTAATGCACTGGGTGGTTTCCAAAGAGGTATACAAAGATCTTTAGGTTCTACTTTTCAATCAGGTGTAAATAAAAATATTATAAATACTGCAGGTAAGAAAGTTATAAATGGTGCAGGTGAAGTAATTAAAAACCCATTTAAATATATAGGACCTGGATTTAAAAGTACTGTAGCAAAAGTTAAAGCAGGTGGAGTTGCAGGACTTGCTGGTTCAGGAGGTATGGCAATGCTTAACTATTTTGCTGCAAACGTTGCAGAAGGTATACAGGAAATTGGACAAGAAGCTATTTCAGCAGCAACTACAGGTTATTATACAGAAATACTAAACAATCCTGCTCAAGGTGGAGAGGCCCTTAAGAATCAAATGATACTATCAGCAATGGGAGATCAGTTTTCTTCACAAGGAGCAGGTACATTCTTGTCTGGTTTCTTAATGGGTGGTTTAGTAAGTGGTCCTCAAAAATTATTTTTTCAAGGTGTACCTTCTATATATAAATTTGGTTTGCAAGAAGCTGGTATTGGCTTAGCAAGTAAATCTCAGAAAGAAGCATATTCTGAGTATAAGACTAATAGAGAAACAATGATTAATAAAGTTGTTGACTCTTATAACAAATCTTGGAATTCACAAGCAGTTGATCCTTCAAGTCTATTTGATTTAAATAGACTAAACTTTATGGTTCAAAAAGAGCTAGCTGAAAATATAAAAAGTGGCCTTGAAATATTTGGTCATGTTGACAATGCAGATAGAGCTAAGTTCCAACAATATTATACCATGTTTGCTGGTAATGGATCTTATCATTTTAAAAATCAACTGCGAGGATTTTTAGAACTATCTGATGCAGAATTATCTCAAGCGTTTCCTGGTGTATCTAATAAAGATAAGAAAGATGGTAAGTTAAGAGGGCGTATTAATGATATGCTTGTTGGCATTGATAAGATGGAAGAGTCTTATAATAAGAATAAAGATAAATATAAAAATCCATTTGATAGAAGTAAATTTAATCCAAAGACACAACAAAGACAGTATGTAGACGAAATGCTTAATGAAGAAGCGTATGAACATGTACGTTATTTATATATGTTTACTAATGATGGATTTACCAGAGCATTAGAAAGAGCAGATGGTATTTATTCTAAGTTGCAATCTGATCCTTTATTTGATAAAATGTCTGCAAATGATATAACTAGTTTGCTTGATGAGAAATCAATTCAAAATGAGATAGATATGTTAAACCTTGAAGTGATTGCAACTAAAGGTGCAACTCAAGGTATTGGAGAATCTAACAAAACCAAAAGAGAAAAAATTAAAAGATTACAAGCTATTCAAAAGATTATTTCTGATCCACAAAATAGATTTAAGAATGGAACCTTTAAAAGAAACAAACTTTTAAAAGGAAAGCTTAGAAATGAGTTTAGAAACTATGTAAGATTTATGGCATCTACTGAGGGAACATTTGCTGATGAATCTAAAATTGATGCAGCCCTTGAGCAAATTGTTGATTATGGAGCATTAAAAGGAAGAGCACGTGTATATGATAAAGCTATTCAATATATGCAAAATCCTGAAAAATTTTCTGAAATTCAACAAAGAGCATATGAAGTAAATAAAGAAATCTATAATCAGCGTTCTAAGATTACTGAATCAATGGTAAAACAATATGTAGATATTGTTGAGGCAAATGAACTAATAAATCAGTTAGGTAAGATAGGTGTTTATGCAGCTACAGGGGAAACACAAATGTTTTTACAAACAGGTAATGCTGCATTCTTACAAACCTTTTATGATGATAATGGTAGAGTACAGCCAGAAGTGCATACAATATTATATAAGCAAATTCAAGATTATTTAACGGATTATAAAGAGACAAGAGCAGAGCAAGATAAAAAAGACAACCCACAAACCGAAGAGGAAATTGCAATTGAAGAAAGTGAAGAAACAAGGTCTTCACTTGATTTACTTTTAGAAAAGTCAGGTATAGACATAAAGATTAATGCAAGCACTAATAGCCCTTTATTAGTTAAAGCATTAGAAAGAAGTTATAAAAGCTATAGAGCAAAACAAGCAAGATTAGGTTTGCCTATTTTAGATAGTACTAACTGGATGAGTTCTGCAGAAGCTATAAATATTAGAAATGTTATTAATGCAATTAAAAAAGTATGGGCATCAGGGCAATCTGAAATTGGTGTAGAAGGAATTCTTGAATTTAATAATCCATTAGAATCAGATGTAATAAAAGGTGATATTGGATTTGAAGAGTTTTTACTTGACTCTGAAGTATTAATTAATAATCCAATTATAACATCTATATTAAACCAATCAGGAGTTGATATGGCTGATATAGTTGAGAGTCCAGATGTAAAATTAGAAGAAGGTCAAGCTCTAGAAAACACACCACAAATAAAATTCTATAAGGCGGGTGTTATTGCCGACGTATATAAAATATCTGTAGTAGAGAAAGACACCGAAGAAATTGTAGAGAACTACAAGTTTTTAGATAAAAAAGGCAATGAACTTTCAAAAGATATTATTGAGTTTTTAGATACTAACTTTGGCTCTATTCTAGCATCTTTCAACGCAAATGAAGTTAAAAAAGTTACAAATGCTTTAGATGCCTTAAATAAGAACCTTGTAGATTCATCAACATCTTTTGATTTTGATGGAGTATCAGGATTAACATATGGTCAGGTTATATATAAAGACGGTATAAAATATATTATTGTTCAAGATCCACTCTCTTCTAAAAAGTACGGTGAGAATCAAAAACTTAAAATAATTAAAGAGTCTGATAATATAGGCCCTATTGCAGAAAGAAAGGTTTTGTTTATATCACAAGGAGAGTTCAAAGATAAGTTTACTTTAGAGGAAACTACATTTAATTTAATACCAGATTCTGTTACTAAGATTCAAATACAAGATCTTACTACTTTATATCCACATGTAAATTACACTGAGGGAAGTACGGAGTCTGATAACGTTAATGCAAAAGAAAGATATAATGCTATTCTTAGCATGTTAACAGCAAAAGAAATAGAAGGCTTACAATTAGTTGTTACTCTTGATTCACAAGGTGGGACTAATACTGGATCATATGCAGTTAAAAATAGAGCTGGAAAAGTATATAAAGAAGGCAACCCATTAATAGATAGATTACGTAGTAAATACATAGTTGGTATAAGAATACAATCTCCAGAATTAGCTGCATCAATTAATGAAAGGCTAGAAGAGATGGGTATTGAACCATCTAATAGTCCAGAAGGTGTCTTTGCATATTTGAATAATGAATCTTTTTTAATTAGAGATCAACGTACAGGTAACCCTATAGATCCTAGATCTATGACTAGAGAACAAGCAAGTAATGTTATTCTTGCTCAGAAAAACTTAAATGCAGAACAAAAACAACAGGCACTTGAGCGTGTACATAATGCGTTTGCATTAAACGCACTTGTAGTTCAAACGTTTGACAATTTAAATATAGATGAAGATGTAACTTACATTATGGCAAATTCAAAAGATTTACCTTTTGGATTAAATTTAACTCCAGGAGGAGGACAAGTTGCATATGCCAAATCTAGAGAAAGAGTTTATCCTTTATCTATGGATGAATTACAGTATAGTACTGCAGATCAGGAAGGCAATCTATTTGTATTTGATTTAAAATATGATAGAAAAACAGGTAGGAGAATTTATGACTTTAGTACAAATTTAAAAGGTGAAGAAAGAAACTCTCTAGAAAATGCAATAGAAGCACAGCTTAAAAAGCAAGATCAATGGGATAATTTATTAAAAGCTGGTAAGGGAACGGATAGATATCTAGCTATGGTTAGACTGCCCAATGGTACATACGTAAAGGTAAATTTAACACCTAGAAAATTAACAAAAGAAGATTTAGAAGGTGAAGTAGTTAAAAATAAAAAAACAGGAGAAGCAGAACTTGTAACAACAGGTATATATAGAGATATAGTAGAAGCAGCCAGAAGAATAGGCAATATAAAAGATCAAGAAAAAGGGATAGAGGAAGCTGATAAATTTAATAAAGAGTTATCAGAAAAGTTATTTTTAAGTAGTTTTCCCGGCAATCTTATAGAGATAAATGTATCACCAAGTGGTACTATTTATATTTCTTTTGATAATAAAGATGCTAATATAAGTTTGGATATTGGTTTAACTACAGAAGAGGTTAATGTAACAGATAAATCTGCTAAAGATCTAATTGATGATTTAGTTGCGAAATTTAATCTTAATGCTGATGTAGAAAAATATAATGCAACTTTAGAAGTTAAAAACTTTAGAGCATCTTTTGCAAAAAATGTATCACCTCAAGAAATATATGATAATACTACTACAGAAGTATTAAAACAAGTAGTAAGAAAACAAACTGTAGAAATTTCAGCTAGTTCAGATGCTTTACAACTATCACGTGATATAGCTTTTATTCCTAATACAGATAAAAGCAATGAGCTAGAAATAGAATCTGCACTAGGTAGAGATAAACCTACAGCAGCAGAAGCAGAATATTCTGTATCAGATATGGAAGAATCTGAGTTTGAAGAAATGATTGATGAGAATAATTTTGGAGATTATAAAGAAAATATTGAGCATGTTGTAAATGCAATACTTAGAGGTATAGAGTTAAGTTCACGTGAAAAACAATTAATGAAGAATGATGTCTTCAGCCAATCAGTTATTTTACAAGTTACAAAGCAAGGGGGTCCAGGTTCATTAGCTATTGAAAAAAATAAAAAGACAACAAAGCTTGATGCTGTTAAAGCTGAGCTAGAATCTCTCAGAGTAAAGTTAGAAGAAGGCCTGACTAATAAGAGGGATAAAGCATTAGCTATTATGAATAGCAAGGAGTATCAAGATCTATTAGCTAAAAGAAAAAAAATAGAAAGAGGTGCTAATAAGTTAGTGCAAGCATCTTCTGAAGCAGAGCGCATTGATGATTACAATGAATTTTTAGATTGGGCAAGCGATAATTTACCAGATATAATTGGTATAGAAGATCTAATAACTCTTGCTGATAATGGTATTTCAAAAGGATATGAAAGGGTTGGTTCTTTTGTTTTAAACTTAGATAGAATAGCAAATGGTGTTGATGTAAATGGTACTATATATACTAGCCCATTAAGTCCATATAAATATCATGAAGCTTTCCATAGTATCTTTAGAACTGTCCTTACTCAAGAACAGATTGATAGATATAGAAGGATTGCTAAACCAGAAGTAAAAGCTAAGTATGGGTCTAAATACAAAACAGAATTAGAAAAGTTTAGAAATTCTGCTCAGCAATATCAAGATATGTCTGATATTGAACTGGAAAATGAGTTTATTGAAGAGTATATGGCTGATGAGTTTGAGGCATTTAAAAAGAATCCAAGAAGCTCTAAAACAAATACAGAAATAAAATCATTCTTTACTAAATTAATAGAATGGATTAAAGGTGTACTCTCTAAGTATTCTTCTATGGAGTTACTTACATTATATGAAAACATAGACGCTGGTAAATTTAAAAATGCACCTATCCAACTTAATGAGTTTACTCAACTTGAAAATTCTTTAGGTGGATCAATTAGTGTTGCTAATGCACTAGTTAGATATGATACTGCTTCTAAAGTAGTAGAAAAAGGAGAGCCTGTGGGACAACTATATGTTGATTCAGATGTAATAGATCCGTTAATTAGGTCTATGGCTGGTATGTTTATAAATAGAGTAAAAGAACTTTCTCTAACTGGAGATGACTATAGTTCTTCTGATATTTATGATGATCTTTCACTTGACTTTATTGTAATGCTTGATCCAGATGGAGAAGCAAATAAAGGTTTTTCTGGAGTTAAAAAAGAATATCTTAAACAACTGAATGATGCATTTACAAATTATCCAGAGGATATTAAAAAAGAAGTTTTTAATTTGATTAATATAATTTCTGGCATGGATCAGGCTAATCAATTAAAAATAGAAAATATTGAAGATGCATCGGGTATAAGAACTACAAGTGACTTTAATAAAGCTGTGTCTGAAATAGGCGGCTTCAATTCTTTATCATACAAAGTAAGATCATATATAGCAACTACAACTATGGTTGGTACTGATTTCTTTGGTAAAACAGAGTTAACAGAAGGAGAGCCTTTAATTGTACCGGTTAAGTTTAATGAAGCCTATACGGCATTGCTTAAATCAGTTTCAAATGAAAGTAATGCTGCTATAATGCTTAAGAGAATGTACTCATACTCTAGATTAAATCCACAAGGTAAAGCGGTAGTAGATAAACTATTTAATGACACAGGTTTAACAATAGAAGCCTTAACTTCTTCTGAACCTTTTAAAGATGTTACGGATGGTTCTTTGTTAATTTCAATACTAAAAGGATTTGAAAACTATAAGGTTGATTACTTATTTAATGAAAGAGATTCTGATGGTAACTTATTAGTATATACCGCATCTGAAAGAGATGATATTAATGCTCAGTTAGATGAATGGTCTCAAGCATATATAACAAAAAGAAAACTTGCTGTAGCTAATCCAGAAAAAGTAAAAAACTTTCTAAGATTAACAAAGGATATGAAAGAAGTTATGACATCATATCCAGAAGATACATCTATGGTATATCAAAAGTCTAGAGAATTTTCTGAACGAATGTTTGATTTAATAGGTATTAGATTAAGTCCTAATTATATTGCTTATAGTATTGCTAAAGTTAAAACAGAAGAAGATTTAGCAGATAGCCCTGAGCTAAAAGCATTAAAAGACGGATATACAGATGAATCAATTACAGATGAATTACTAGATCAACTATATGAAGGTTTAAGTACAAACAGTGATATATTTTCTACTAAGGAAGATGGAATGGCATCAAGACTTACTAAATTAAGTCTTGCAAATGCTAAGATGGATGAAACTATTGGTGCATCTACATTTGTAAATCCTAATGGTGATATAGTATATGGGCATCAGTTACCTACGTTCCATTTAAAAACAATGGCTGCTCTTAATAATCAAGCAAAAATAAATGAGTTGCTCAATGACGAATTCTTATCAAATAACTATTTGCTTAAGAATGAAGCGTTTTTAAATTTATCTAGAGAAAATAGATTGAAGATAATTAGAGTTGCCGGTAGTAAAATTAAAGAAAAAATTACTGCTGCTGATAATGATCAAATAACTGAAGATTTATTAAATGAATCTATATCAGGAAATAAAGCTACTCAAAGCTTTGGTGAATTTACCGCACAAGAGTTTGCTATATCTCTTATAAATAATTACACGTCAAACTTTAATAGAAGAACAGGTGTAGTTGAAACAGTAAATGGTAAAGATGAACAGAAAGTTGCATTGTCCCCTGTATTTTTAAGAGTAATGGAAGCCGCTAATACAGGAGACTTGGCTTCTTTACCTGTAATAAAAGCAGTTACAAATAAGAATGGTAATATTGTTCTTACAGCAGAAGCCGTAAATACTTTTGTAAATAGTATAGAAGCTGAGTTTAATAGAATTAGTGCAGAGCTATTAGCATTTGAAACTGAACCAGGCAACATTGAAGGTTTTAATAATGAGAAAAGTAATAGAGCAGATAAGGGTAGAGCTTTTAAATTTACTAACAATGATCTTTTACTTTCTGAAACAACTAAAAAAGCACTGATAGAAGTTGCTACAGAAAAAGCTAAACTAGGTGAAACTGTTTCTCTTAAAGAAGCTATATTATTGGCGACTGGAGTAACAAGCTCATCTATGAGAGCTGAACTTAATGATAGTTTGGAAAATAGCTTTAAAGATTTTATGGATTTACTTACATCTTTAAATGTAAAGAATAATCTATCTACACAAGTATTAAAAGGATTAGACGCTTCTAATAGTGGTTCAAAACCTAATGTTAACTTATCTATGTTAAAGTTAAACCTCACAACTGACAGCACTTATAATTTAAAACAAATATTTTTTAATAACTATATTAACTCAAAAGCATTAAATGATTTATTTCTTGGTGATCAAGCTATAAGTCTAAAGAGTATGGTTGATAAAGTTAAAAGAGCTAAGTTGCAAAATGCAGCATACTATAGTGCATATAGTGAAATCATTGATCCTAGCAAAGGTATAACACATGCTAGTACTAATTTTGATTTATATCCGTTTCAAGATCCAATAGCTAAATCTGATTTTACAGGTAATGATATAGAGCTGGCTGATGCACAAGTTTACATTACTACAAAAGGTATACGTTATTCAACATTTGGATTTGGAAGATTAAGTCCTGCAATGGCAGCAATGCTAGATACTATTGATAAAGGAGATACTATAAGTGCTGATAGAGCATGGGGTTCTAAAGAAGGTTCAATTAACTTATCAAAGCAGCAAGACTTTATAAATTCTAAAAAGTTTGTATACATGGATGGTAAGACAGCTTTAAAAATGTCTGTTACTGTACTAACTAAAGAGTATACATCTAAATATAATAAAGACACTGGCATATGGGAAGCTAAACCTAATATGAAGCAGCTCCATTATTTACGTGAGCAAATGGAAGCCAATGAAGAAGTAAATCAAAACTTTGCTATGGCAGCACCTACTTCAGCTATGAAAATGTTGAAGCAAGGAGTTAACTCACTTACATCAAATCAATTTGATATAACTGATGATTTAAATTCTATTAATTTAGATACTTCATATCTTGGTCTACAAGTTATAAATCCTTCTAATAAAACTGTAATAACTGACCTGAATCAAATAAAGGAGCTTATAACTTCTGAACAAGATGATAATGTTAAAGTATTTATAAAAGGGAGTCCAGAGTTAGATACTGTAGGAAAAGTAAAAGAAGCATATAATAAAGCAGTTAGCGAAAGAGTAATTTTAAAGTACAAAAACAAAAGAAATTTAGTTTTTAGTTTTGATACAGCACTTGATGAATTTGAACTATCAAAAGAAAAAGGTTCAATAACACCTAACCTTGCAGCATTTTTATTAGAAGCACAACAAGGCCTTATGGCTTCAGGTGCAACTTCAAATTTACTTGAGTTTTTTGCTGTTGAAGATGGAGTTCAAAAATATAATTTGAATAGTCCTGTGACTGCTAAAAAGTTTGAGCAGCTTTTCTTAACATACTTTAGTAAAGGTACACTAAGAGAAAAAGTACCTGGTACTTCAGTTGCATTACTGTCTTCATTTGGTCATAAGGTTTATAGACGTGTGTATGAAATGGAAAATGGTATGCCTAGTAGATCTGAAATTGTAAGAGAAAGCGCTTATAATGGGGAAGGTTTAGAAGATATAAATAATCTTATTGATGGTAAATACGATGGTGTTCTTGTTCTTGATGTTTTAAGAACGGGTGTTATGGAATATAAAAATGATGATGTTGTAAATGGTGAGCCTACAGGAATAAGGTATAGTGAAAGTATTATGCCTGCTATGGATAAAAATATAATGGAGTTAATTCAAGAAAACCCAAATGCTTCAATACCACCTGTAATAGCTAAAATGTTTGGGGTACGTATACCTACACAGGATAAGCATTCTGCAATAAATATAAGAATTGTTGATTTTATGCCTGTGTATTACGGTTCTACTGCAATATTTCCTAAAGAACTTGTAGAAATATCAGGAGCGGATTTTGATATTGATAAAGTATATGCGTTAACAAAAGAATACTACTTAGATGGTAATAAAAACTTTAGAACATATGGTAATCGAGATGGAAACTCTTATTTTGAGTATGTCAAGTACATGAACTTAAAATCATCTGAACCCAATAACATATTTAGTAAAGCATCTTCTTTATATAAAGATAAAACTCTTGCTATAAGAAGAAGTAATGCTTTAACTGAAGAAGAAAAAAATATAGTTACTGATGATAAAGCTGTAAACAAGATTAGTGAAGAAGCTCTTAGAGCAATGTTGATATTAGGTTTACCTGTTACTAAAGCGCAATTTAAATCATACGTTGAAAAACACGGATCACCAAATGAAGCAGTATTAAATAATAATATTTTAGACTATAGATATACTTTAGCCGGCAACACTGGTGTAACAGGTAAAACATTAAAGTCTATTGATCAGGATAATGGAGAAGGTAAATCTGATTTGCCTATAGCTTATCAAGCAGCTGATTTAAAAATGCTAGAAGATTTATTTGATGAGCTTTCTGAAATTGAGGGTATAGAATTATTTGCAAGTAGAAAAGATTCTGATGTAGATGTTGATACGCTACACGGTATGGTAAGAGCTTTTGAAGCAAATAAAGGTGCTGCAATTGGTGCCATTGTAAAACCTAATGTAGCTTTAAGTTTATTACGTGAATATAAAATTAAATTAAAGAGACCTATAAAATTTGATGGTAATGAATATGATGGATTTACTAAAAGTAAAATAAATGGAGAAAGAATACAAGATATTATTTCTACTTTAGTTACAATGGAGACTGATAATGCTAAAGAGCGTTTGATAGCTAAATTTGGCCTTAATAAACATGCTGTTGGTTTAGTTGGTAATATGGTTTCTTTGGGAATTCCACTAAGAACTTCAATTTTATTAGTAAACTCTGCTGAAATAAGGGAGTTATATAATCTAGCTTTATATAAAAAAAATAAGTATGATGCAAGCTTAGAAACACTTTTATCTCAACGTATAAATTCAACAGCTTCATTAGTTGCTAAAGAAAAAAAGAGCGGTAATAAAATACCATTTGTAAAACTATCAGATAAATTTTTAGAGACAGCCGTAGATAGCACACAAGATTTAACAAATAATGAAAAACTTCAAATATTATTTTTATTTAATAGGCTTAATAAGATTAACAAATTTACAGTTGAGATAAATAATGTAACAAGTCTTACGCAAGGTCTTCCTCAGTCTATACCTGAGATGAAAAATTCTATTGAAAAGATTACTAGTTTATTTGATGAGAGTGCACCTGTAAATGTTAGATCTATCTATGGTAAAAAAAGTAAAACTTGGCAGAGTACTTATCTAAAAATATTTGGTCAAATACATAATGATCTTTTGCCTAATACTATTTTAACTATGAGTAAAGACTTTAATGATATATTAAAGCCTACTTATAGTCAAATGGACACTAATAAGAAGTCGTTTGATAATGATGTAAGAAATGGTATTGAGCAAGATTTATTGTCTTACTTAACAATTAAGTCATATCAACACCTTCTTAATAATAGCTCTGGTAATTCTTCTGTAGAAAATACACTGCTTTATCCTGGTGTTGTTGGTGTAACAGACCTGTCTTTAGTTAAAAGGATAGAAGACTTACGTACAGATAGAGCTATTAAAGGTAAAGAGTATAACTATTTTTTAGATAGCTTTGTAGGCACACAATATGCAGGTGCTGAGGGTAATAATACAGGAATGAATATAGTAAAAGCAGATACATGGAGAAGATTAAATGAGGCTAATAAGCTTGATCTTCAAACATCATTTGCAAAACTATATGGTTCTCTTGAGACAAGAGAAATAGCAGAGGATATTTTGCACTATATGATGATAAAGGATGGGTTACAACTTAAGTATGGAAGTCTTATGAGTGCAATGAGTCCTTTTATAATGAATAAATATCTTAAGAATGTTGGTTCTGTAGAGGCTGCACTTAAAGGACAAGTAGAATTTGAAAGTGTCTTTGGTATCTCTAAAGAAGAAGTGATGAAAGATTTTAAATATGGATACTTACAATCTAATATTGTAGGACCATTGCTTTTTACTTATGACGCTTCTATTCTTGATGAAGGTTTTACTTTTGACCCGGTTTCTAGACCTAATAAATTTAATATTACTTCTGAAATTTTTGATCATGTAAATGCAAAAGAACTTATAAGAGTTAAGGTAGACAAAGGACGAGGAGAAGAATATGTATTATTTAGAATTCTTGCTAAAGAAGATCCTTATTCAGCTGTAACTGTATACTCTGAAGTTCCATCAATGGGATCTAATCAACAGTTTGGTGGTGGCTTTGTAGGTGGACCTAGACTTACATATAATCAAGTAAGAATGATAGGTAAAGGAACTACACAAAATAGTTTACCTAAAGAAAGAACCGCACAAGGAACACAACCAGCATCACAAACTAGTGAGGTTGGGGTAGAAGTTACTAATGAAAAGTATTCCAGAAACTCGTTAGATAATGATTCAAGCAGTATGTATTTATTTACAGACAATGCTGAAAGAACGTCAAGACCAACCGCATCTTCTCCTAATATTACTGAAGGGTGGTATGCAGAAAAATATAAAGATAAAACTAATAAACCTTTACATTATGGTAGTACTAGTAATCCTACCAGTGCTGTTATAAGAGGTAAAAATAATGCTTACCCTATTTCTACAATGAGTGCTTATGGCACTAACTGGACTAATGAAAATTTTGATTTATTTAAAGATACCATTGATGATGAGATAGCTCAAATTAAACAAGATTTATCTAAATTTAAAACTCTTAAATTGGGTGACTTTAGAATAGGTCAAGGAGGCAGATTTGCTAAATTACCTTCTCAGCACCAATCTTATTTAGACTTTAAATTACTAGAATTAGGCATTGACAATTCAGGTAACAGTCCTAAAGTAATTAAACCAACACAACAAACTAGTGAGGTTGAGTATCCTGTTGATACCAACCCTGCAGCTATACAAGATGTAAATGAAGTATTAAATTCTCCATCAGCAATAGTAAATCAAACTACAGACTCTGTAACAGTCAAAGCGGATGTAGATGCAGCAGAAACAAATATAGCTGACATGGCACAAATAATGGCTGAGTTGTCTAAGAACTCAGATAGTCTTATCTTTGATGAAAGCGGTAATGCTATCATAGAAGATACAGATATGAGCATACCAGAAGCAACAGAGGCACAACAACAAGAGCGAGAACAACTAGAACTTGATCTTTTTTCTTCAGAGGAAATTTCAGAAGCTCCAAGTCTATCAGAATGGTGGGATGCAAATGTTGAAGGTAATAGTGCTGCTTTAGAAAAGCTTTCTGGAGAAAATATAAAAACACTTGACGATGCAATAGCTTTATATGGTGATTTATTTTCACAAACAGAACAAGGAGAACAAGATATAATTGAAAGACTTAAATGTCTCATATAATTAAACAATAATCAAATGGCTAAATGTTACAATAGAAATGATCCAGGATACCAAGCATTGAAAGATGAGTTTGGAACTAATCTTAGAACATCTAAGATTATCAATGACTGGCAACGTGTTAATGATTCTGATGTGTTTCCTAGTGTTGTCCAAGCTCAGACAATGGTTAAGGATCAAAACATTGCATTTTCACTAAAGACTAAAGCTTTTGGTGAAAGTGTTCTTGACAATTTAAGAAGAGAAAGAATAGGAAGTAATTTAGCTGGTCAGTTTTTAATTAATAATTCTAATCCTAATACTCAATCATATGATGAAGCCTTTTTAGAAAGTAATCTAAAAAGATTTTACAGATATTTAGACATTAATAATATACCAAGAGAATCCTTCTCTGTAACAAGAACACCGAAGAGTTATAGAATAGAAGCTAATAATGATATATTTTCAGCCAGAGATATACTAGAAAAATCAAGGTCTTGGGATACTAACAGATCCAGAGCTGTGGTTATGCATCTTAAGAGAATGTTTCCGCAGGTACAAGTTAAAATGCTGTCTGTTGCTCAAGCTAAAGTAATGTATGAATCATTACCAAAAACTAAAACCAACAACGTTGCTTTCAATGAAGTAAATTCTTTTTATATGGATGGTGTAGCTTATCTAATAAAAGGTAGAGTTACAGATGAAATAGCTATTGAAGAAATGTTGCATCCTTTTATAGATGCAATAAAGATGGATAATGAGGAATTGTTTAATTCACTGCTTGATGAAGCAGTAAATAACTTTCCTGTACTATCACAGCAAATTGAAGATGCTTACAATAATAGTACAAGAAACTTCAGCGATACTGAAATAAATATTGAAATTGTAACACAAGCATTGTCAAGACATTTCAAAAAAGAATATGAGACAACACCAACAAAAAACTTTTTAGCAAAAGTTAAAGAGGTTATTGAATGGTTTAAAGGTGTAATAGAAAACTTAAATCAATATATCACTGGAAGAGATCTTCCTGTATCTGCTATTAAACCAAGTACAACACTTAGTGATGTAGCTAAACTTCTTAATACAGAAGGTATTCAGTTTAAACTAGAAAAAAGAGTGGATGGTAAACTTAGATATAGTTTATCTCCAGCTAAATTAATACAAATTAAAGATGCATTAGAAAGAGCTAATGATACACAGAAGCCTATTATAATGCAGTTGTTTAATGTAGCACTGGCTGAGAACTCAGGTATGATTGACTCTCTCTCAGCATCAGTAAAAAATGCAGCTGCAGGAGATTCTATTGTAACACTTAATAAAGAGGATCACACATACATAAACTCTAATGATTCTGAAAAGGTATATACATCAGTAACTACTGCTATAAAGGGAAAGATGGACCCAAATCAGCAAATTGCACATAAAATTAATTTGGATATTGGTAATGAAGTTGATACATTATTAGATGGGGTTATTGCAAATCTTTCTTTTGAAGATTCATATGCTGCATTAGAAACAAGCAATATATCTAAAGAAGGGGCTAAAAAAGTTTTTGAATCTTTACAGGACGTTCTTGAAAATAAAATACCGGCTGAACTAAAAAATGGTTCAATTATACTATCTCAAGTTGTTTTATTTGATGAAGCATCTAAGATTGCTGGTACTGCAGACATATTTATTATAGATAAACATGGTAAGATAAGTATCATGGATTTAAAAACTTCAAAAAATGAACTTAGCAAACTAAAACCACTTAATGATCTAAAATCAAAACGTATAGGAAATCAATACAGAGAACAAGTTTATTCTTTAGGAAAAGATAGTAAGTTGGTGGATCAATATGATAAAAAAGGTGTTCTGATAAAAAAAGGATTAATTCAAGAACTCACTACAGAGGTACAACACAACTTACAAGTAAACCTATACAAAAGGATGGCTGAAAATATGGGGTATGAAGTATCCTATGATGAATGGGCTACATCTACAGTACATTTTAAGGTTGGTATAACAGGTACAGGAACAGAACAAGTATTTGATGGTTCAGTAGAATTTGATGGTTGGTACCCTCATCCGGTAGGTGAAAACATACCTTATGTAAATGCGATTGTACCAGAAGCAATAAACTCATATCAAAAAAGTAAACTTGAACAAGATCAAGAAGGTACATATAATAAAATATGGAATGGTAAGGATCAAAAAGATGAGACAACTGAAGAAGATAAAAAAGCAGCAGAAAATTATGAGGAATACAGTACTGCAGCAGGTGTATTAAGTAAATATCAGGAAGCATTAATTCAAAAAAGAGATATGATTCCTTTGTTAAAGTCCAATATATATATGGAATCAACAAAAGAAAATGAGATTGATCAAATATCTAAGACAATAGCTTATATAAATTTAGCTATGGCTAGTGATGATAAAAGTATATCAATAGCGTTATCTGAGGTATTACAGGATGCATTAGCACAAGTAAAAGACTTTAGGTCTTATGTTGAAAATCCAAAAAATATTAATTCACCAGAGTATGTTTCTTATGTTTTAAATTTTGATAAGTACATGAAGACATTTGAGGGTCTGTTTATACTTAAAGATTTAAAAGGATTAAACAAGACTCAAAAGAACTTAATACTTTCATTACAACAACAACTTAATTTACTTAGTGGTGCTGGTACTGACACAGGAGGAATAGTAGGTACTGCATTGAAAGACTATGTAAAAGAAATAGTCAGGTTAAAATCAAGCAATGATTATGGCGGTAAAAATAGTTTATTTACTGAGAAAGACTTAGAACTTTTAATGGAAAAAGCTGCAGATATTAGTGATGCGCAGTATTTAGTTGATGACATAGCAACATCTGGAGATGTTTTATTATCTGTAATGGATAAAATAAGAAAAGCTCAAAATCAAAAACTATTAGATCTTGTTGGTCAAAGAGAAACAGTTATTAGAGCTGCAGGTCAAAAGCTTGCAAAATTATCTCCAGAATTAAAGCTTGATGAGCTTTATAAGTTTATGTTAGAATATGATGCTGACGGTACTTTCAACGGAAGGTATGTAACAATAATAGGTGAGCAATACTGGGCTATACAAAATGAACTTAGAAGTAAGTTATATGATAATGAAGGTACACCCTATCAATATAGAGATGTATTTGATTTAGAAACTGCAAGTCAAGAAGATATAGATTACAATATAAATCTAGCTGCAAATAAACAAGCATACGGAGACTTCTATATAGCAGAAGAAAAAAGAGAGGATGGATCATTACGTCCATCTGGAATGTATCATAAGTATACTCAAGAGTTTATAGATGCTAGAAATAAACATGAAGTATGGATGCCCGGTTCTGAAAGTAATAAACGGGGTATCTGGGTACATAATAAAAGTGCTGTATCAGATGCTGAGTATGCAGTATTTGTTGCAAGATATTATGAACCAATAGAATATACTAAAGCTGTTAGAATTAATGGTGTAGTAACAGGACAGATTATACGAGATCGTCAAGGTATGATGGTTCCTAAAGTAGAGTTTAGAGAAGTATTATTAACTACACTTGATGGACGCAACATGAAAAATCCAAAATATGACGCTATAATGAGTGGTACAGATGCAAAGTCTGTAGCTGAAAGAGAGTTTTATAATTTGTATATTAAAATGTATGAAAAAGAATTATTAAATAAAATTCCTATTGGTCAAAGAGCAAATATGCTTGGTAGAGTTCCTTTAGTACAGAATAAATTGATGAATGAAATTAAAGATAAGGGTACTATATTTACTAAGTTATACGCTAGTATGACTGAAAGTAAAGTCTGGAATATGTTTCAGCAAACATCAACTCAAAAAAATGTTATATTAGATAATCAAGGTTATATAATAGATCAAGTACCTGTATATTATACAGGTAGACCTAGGTTAGATAATGATATTGCTGATCTTCAAAAAGAAATAGATCTTTTAAAATCAAGGTATAAAAAGAATGATATTCAAGATCAGAGATATAATAAAGAAATAGCGTTACTAAATGGTAAAATGGTAAGGTTAAGAGCAACACCAAGTAGAGGTCAAGTTAGTACAGACATGGCGTCTAGTTTACTTAAGTTTAGTGCTATGGCGCAGAACTATGAAACAATGGGTGCTGTAGATGATACGTTAAAAGCTTTTGTAAAAGTAATAGAGCAAAGAACTTATACTCCTGCTCCTGGGTTAAGACTAAATCTAAAGGCAAAAATAAAAGATAAAGTTGCTGAAAATCTAGGAACTAAAGCAAATACAAGTACACAAGAAAAAAATGTAGTACGTAGAGCTAAGAAGTTTATGTCTATGATTCATTATGACAATGAAAATATCACACAAGGCGCTTGGGATAAAATTGCAGGTGGTATTATGCAAATGTCTTCTTTATCATATGTAGCATTTAATCCATTTGGTAACTTTAATAATTACTTGATTGGTAGGATTAACAACAATATTGAATCTATAGGTGGTAGATTTTATTCTCAAAGTGCTTTTAAAAGAGCAACTTGGGAATATAATAAAAGAGCAATACCATCATTAGTTTATAGAACTGCACATGGTGGTGCAGAAGATTTTATTGACGTAGCAACATTTGGTATAATACCTGGGTTAGCTAAAGCTGACTATAATAAAAAATTACCTAACAGCAAGTACGAGGCATTTGTAGATATGTTCAGAATGATGGATAGCATGTCTGATATACGTGAACAAAGTTCAGATACGAAAGATGGTAAAAGTTGGTTTGATAGAGCAACTGAGTGGGGTTATATAATGCAGGATGCTGCTGAGTATAATTCTCAAACTAAAGTAGGTATGGCTATACTTATGGATACCTATCTTAAGAATACCAAAACAGGTGCGCAGTTATCATTTTATGATGCATTTGAATATGATGCAAAAACAAATAAGAATAAAATTAAAGATGGCTTTGATAAATTAATCAAAAAAAATGGACAAGAAGTACCTTATACTGATGATGTTAGATATGAAATGAGAAATGAGATTAGAGAGGTAAATAAACAAATACATGGTAATTATTCTAAAGAAGATAGAATTGTTCTTCAGTCAAGTACACTTGGTTCTTTAGCGCTTCAATTTAAAAAATGGTTAGTTCCAGCAATTAAGGCAAGATATCAAAGGGAATACTTTGATCAAAATTTAGGATGGATGGAAGGCAGATATAAATCTGCATTTTCATTTATAAGTTATGTTAAAAAAGAACTTGCTCAAGGTAACATAAACTTTAGAACAATGGGTAAAGGATATCTTAATCAACAAGTTAATGAGTATACTAGAGAAAAGTTTGGAGAAGAAGGAGTAAGAGATTATGGTAAAGGTGGTAATATAGATCAAAGAGCAAAGAATAGATTATTTGGTTTTTATAGAACTATGGGTGACTTGGGTATTATGCTTAGTACTATGCTTATTTCTTTGGCATTTGATGATATACTATCTGGAGATGATGATGATAGTGATACTGAAAAGAGATTTAAGAATTTAACTAGATATCAAGCAGATAGAGTATATAAAGAACTTGTGTTATTTATGCCTTCTTTTGCAGGATTTAAACAAGTTGAACAAATGTTTAACTCTCCTGTTGCCGCATCAAGATCAGTAAATGAGATGTCTGAGGCTTTTGAAATGGTTTTCCTTGGTGGTTTTATATATACAATGGCAAAAGTAACTGGAAAAGAAGAAGCATTTTATGCTAACTCTAATTATGTATATCAAAAAGGTAAAAGAAAAGGAGAACTAAAGGTATATAAAAACATTAAAGACGTTTTCCCAATACTATATTCTATTCAAAAATGGGATTCATACCTTAAGAATTCAGACTTTTATATTAAATAAGACAAATTTGCAGGTTTAATATTAGTCTTAGTCAATTGATATAATTATATTATAGTATAAACCTCTAAGTAAAAAATAAAAAATGCAAACTAAAATTACATTAGTGGTACTATCATCATTTTGTACATATCTGTGTACATATTTCTTAAATTTATCAATGGATAATATGGAACAATACTTAGCTGTGGTATCTGTATTGTGGTTAGACGGCATATTTGGAATATGGGCAGGTGTAAAAAGAGAAGGCTTTAAAACATATAAAGCACTTAAAATAATTAGAAATACAGCTGTGTGGGTTGCTATACTTACTGTAACACTTACTGTAGAAAAAGGATTTACAGGAACATCTTGGTTATCAGAGGTAGTTATGGTACCTTTTATATCACTTCAGTTAATGAGTGCTCTTAAAAACGCTTCTATGGCAGGTTTAATAAAAGCTGATCAACTTAATAAGATTTTAGATATGATTGATAATCATAAAGGATTAAGAAAATAAAAAGGGGCCAAATAATATGACCCCTCTTTTATAAAGCTTATCCTTCACAGGATGAACATTCTAAAATATTACGTGCAAAATCTTGAGCCGAACTTTTACTAAACTGATAGTATAATGTTTTAATTCCTTCTTCCCATGCATATAAATACAACTGATTAATTTGCTTAGCAGATACAGATGGATCAATCATTAAATTTAATGACTGTGATTGATCAATATACTTCTGTCTTTGTGCAGCTTGTAATACTATTTCTTTAGGAGAAATTTCAACAAAAGATTTAAATACTTCTTTAGTGGGAAAGTCTAGATGTTGTACGCTACCATCTTTTTGTAAAATAGACTTCCAGATTTTATCTGTATTTAAACCATGCTTTTCAAGTTCTTTTTCTAAGAATGGGTTTCTATATATAGTTTTAGATTTAGCCAGATCTTTAATGAAATAGTTAGACTTAATAGGTTCTATACCCATAGACACAGCACCATGTATAAATGAACTAGACTTAGTAGGTGCAACAGCAATAAGAGTGGTGTTAGCATATCCTTCTCTAAGACATGTGTAGTTATACTGATTATGTAATTCTCTTGAGGCAATCTCACTTCTATCTTTAAGCGTTCTAAAGATTTCACTGTTTAGTCCTTTAGCTCTTAAAGAATCAAATTCAAGAAGCTTAGACTGCAGCAATGAATGATAACCTAAAACACCAAGACCAATTGCTCTATGCTTTTCAGCAAAGTTATAAGCTCTCTTCATACCTGGCATAGTCTCAGACTTAATAATAAATTCATCCATCACTGCATTTAAGAAGTATACGTATGTTTCAATTGCGTCAGTTTCTTTTATTTCATCCCAGTGCAATAGATTAATAGAGCCAAGGCAACATACAAAAGAGTTATAACTATCTGTTGGTAGTTGAATTTCAGAACAAAGATTAGATGCTGTAATTTCCATACCAAGTTCTTTGTAAGGAGAATTGTTATTAGAGTTGTCTTTAAACATAATATAAGGAAAACCAAATTCACTTCTGTTTTGAATAATCTTAGCCCATATTTTACGCTTAGTTTTATCTCCCTCTTTCATTTCTTGCATCCATTGGTCACTAACTGTAATTCCATACTGTAAATTTTGTATAGGATTACCTTCTGTACCAATGTCTAAAAACTCTAAAATGTCTGCATGTTCAACAGGTAAGTATACTGCACAAGCACCACGTCTAGCTTCAGACTGTTTGCACACATCTACTACTGTATCATATATTTTAGCATAATGCACTGGGCCATCAGCAAGTCCTCCCGTTGATATTTCTGACCCTCTTGATCTGATGTTGCCTAAAAAAGCACTTGTGCCTCCGCCATATTTACTCATCATTCCAATTTCACGTCCTGCATTTAAAATGCTATCTAAGTTATCATCAACGTTAGATCCATAGCAACTAATAGGCAAACCTTTTTGTTTACCAAAATTTATCCATACAGGGGTGGATAAAGAATAAAATCCCCTTGACATGTAATCTTCAAACTTTTCAGCAAAGCCCTTAATGTTTAGATATTTTTCAGCTTTAATAGCAATATCTTTAATTCTTTGCTCAGGTGATTCTGATATGTAACCTCTTGATAGGAATGTACGACTATTTTCATTTAGCCAATAGTATTTTTTATATATCATATTCTTTCATATTATATTTAATTTATTTACACACAAGAGTAAAGAAATATTTTAATGACTTTGACTGACCAAATGATTCACCTTCAATAATAACTTTTACTTTTTCTTTGTTGTTATTGTTTATAAGATTACTAAATTTAATATAGTTTTCATTTGCAAAATACAGACCTCCGCTTTCAGAAGCCATGCAGTCATATGTTTCAATATCACCGTTTTGTCTTTTGACTTTAATTAACCCAAATATAGTTCTATACCCAATAGTTACATTAGGTAAAGAAGAGTACTCATATAAGTTAATTTTTGCTGCTCCTCCGTAATCTACTACTTTTACAATAAGACTTGCACCACTCTGTGCTGAATTATTAAATTTACCTTCAAAATATCCAACTTTTACTTTATCTCCTGTTGGATCTCCAAATTCATCTACAACTTCTGAAATTTCCCAATCACCATACGCTATATCTTGCGCATTGATATTAATAACTGTAATAGAAGCTAATAATAATAATAATAATGTTTTCATAATAATAATATTTAATAGTTAGTTTTTAAAATAGATCATCTTCTGTGATGCTCTTACTCTTTTTATTGTAGTCAACGCTTTTCTTGTAGAAAAAATCTCCTTCTTTTGTTCCAGTTATCTCTATGTCAAACCATTCTACAGACCTTAGCAGATTTTCATCAACTTCAAATATTGGTTTCATTCCTATCTTTTCTAAAGAGTTATTAAATCTGTTTTTTATAAAGTGTTGTATTGTATTCTTAGGTAAAAAGTTAAGTTCACCTTTTTCAAAAATCCAATCTAGTATTCCACACTCAGCTATATAAGCCTTTTTACATGCTGAGTCAATTAAATCTTCAAACTCTACATCAAACCACTCAGGATTTTCCTTCTTTATGATATTAATAATCTCAGCTCCAAAGTTACCATGTATCTCTTCTTCTTTACTAGTAGCCTCAACAACATTAGATATACCTTTGAATAGGTTCTTTTCTTTATTAAAGCTCATCATAATCAGAAACTGACTGAATAGACTTACATGTTCTATAAATAAAGAAAACAAAAGTACAGACTTTGTATACATCTTATTATCTCTAGAGCGTGTACCATCTAGATATTTTTTTAAATACTTAAGTCTACCTTCTATTGCAGGTACTTCAATAACTGATTGAAATTCTTTTTCTAATCCTAAGATTCTTAGTAGTTTAGCATATGCATCTTTATGTCTTACTTCAGATTCAGCAAATGTAAATCCTACATCACCAACTTCAGTGATAGGCATCCTTTTATATAAGTCACCCCAGAAAGTCTTTACGTTAACCTCTATCTGAGCAATTGCTAGCATAGTCTTTTTAATAACATCTCTTTCAGCTGGTGTAATAGTTACTTTAAAATCTTGTATATCTTCAGTAAAATTAAATTCTGTATCTATCCAATAAGAATGTCTAATTGCATCTTTATATGCTAACAGCTGCGGATATTCATAAGGAAGTATGTTTACTCTAGGTAAGAAAATGTTTTTATTCATATTTTTTTTATTATTGAGGATTAAAAAGCCACATCTTTGAATAAAAAGTGTGGCCGTTAAGTAATATAATTTACTAAAAATTACCGATATAGTAAAGGTTATGGCTTTATTTATTAGATATATGCATATATATAACATATAATATTTTATATATTAGCTATAGCAAACTTATCAAAGATAATATTATTATGTCTTAATCAGTTGTTTAAGTGATGCAAAATTTGTATATTATTATTATAACAGTTTAAATATATATTATGCTTAAAAGAATAGTAAATGTCATTTGGACATATAGTTTACAAGATATTTGGAGATCTCTATGGTCTAAAACCGTGGTAGATGAAAAAGCTCAAGAAGTACTTGCAGAAATAGTAAAAAGGTATAAGCTCACTGCGCAAGAATTAAATGATGTAAGCAAAGCAATCAAAGAAGTAGGTAGTCAATTAGGGCATGTACCTAAAGCAGTTGCTGGTAAAACCAGAAAAAGAAAAGCTAAAGAGCCTAAATAATGAGAACTATTTGTTTATTAATTCAATGGATATCAAGAAACAAAGTTTGTTTAGGTTATTGTCGTAAAGGACTTTGCTGTAAAACCAAAAGTAAAATATAATGGAAGAGGATTGGAAATTAGAGATAGCATTTCATTGGCCACATGATAGACTAGCTTTAGGTTGGGATATTATAATGCCAGATGAAGAATATAAATATTCAACAGTAAAACTTTATATGTTATTTATTACTGTTACAATAGACTTTTAAATTAAATTAATATGGGTAAAGGACGTACTATATTACCAAACCAGAAATTAACAAGGCAAAAAAGTAAACTTTTAATGAGGTCAGGTGGTGAACTAGATGATATGATGCTGGGTTCTGTTGTTGAAAAAATGCGTAAAGGTGGTAATGCTGAAAGAATAGTAAAAGTTAAGAAAGGCAAAGATAAAAAGCAAAAGTATAAGTTAGGTGGGTGGACTCATTCTGATTAAAATTTTTTAAATTATGAGTGATAAACCTAAAAAAAAGTTTAGAAATACCAGAGTAGGTAAGTTTTTAACAAAAAAACTACCTGCTGTACTTGGTATTGCAGGTGATATTTTACCTGACGCAGGCTTATTAAACAAGATTAAATCTTTAATAGAAAAAGAACCAACTTTATCTAAAGAAGATAAAGAGCATGCATTGATGCTTATAGAAATGGATAAGATTGAAATGCAAGAAGTAAGTAAACGCTGGGCATCAGATATGCAAAGTGATTCTTACCTTAGTAAAAATACAAGACCCATGACATTAATATTTTTAACTGTATCATTAGTTATATTTATTTTGTTAGATGGTTTTAAGATAGACTTCTCTATAGATCCTAGTTGGGTTGATTTATTAAAATCACTCCTAATAACGGTTTATATAGCATATTTTGGATCAAGAGGAGCGGAAAAGTTTAAAGCAATTAGTAAAAATTAAAATTAAAAAAGTTATGTACAAGAAAAAAATGAAAGCTGGAGGTGGATTTACTTATGGCGCAGGAGATGGAGATATGACTCCACAAAAATCAGGAATGGAAATGATGGCTAAAGGTGGCGGATTAATGGGTTTCATGAAAGGAGGCTCAGTGCTTGATCCTATGATGAAGAAAAAATATGGTGGAAACAAAGGTGATATGAGAAGATCTGCTAAAAGAGATTATTAATATTATTAAATAGATAGTTATGAAAAAATCTAAAAAAACAGCATCTTTTCCAACACAAGGAGCAAGATACAAGATAGAAACAACTAATGGTTATTTTGATCCAACATCTATACCGGCTAAAATTCAAGCAAAAAAGAATGCAAAAGCTGTAGCTACTAGGATCAGATTAGCAGCTCAAGGTTTTGATGCTAAACGTGTATCTACAAAGTCTACTGAGCCAGTACAATCAGAGGCATTTAAAAAAGGTTATTGTAAATAGTAAAATTATGGCACTCTTAACACCTCAGAAGATATTACAGTCAGGTTTAGTTCCTACGACAGTAACTCCAGAAGCAACTGGTGATCAAATAAATAATACAGGCAGAGAATTTTTTTATGTAAAGAATGAAGGCACTGTATCACTAACTGCGACTGTAATACCTGTAGTTACTACAGTTATAAATCAATCATTTGGTAAGCTAAAAAAAGAAAATGCTGTGTTAAGTTTAGCTGTAGGCGAAGATGGTTTTTTAGGTCCTTTTGAAGTTGATGCTTTTAATGATGGTTTAGGTAGAATAACAATAACTTGTTCTGTTCAAAGTAATATCAAATTGTCAGTATTATTTGCATAAATAAATAAAAAATGAGTATTTATATACAAGAAGTATTAGGTTTATTAAACAGAGATAAAAAGGTAGATAAACTAGATCCTATAAGAGATCACATAGAATTTGGCAGATTATATAAAGATAGCACAATTAATACTGCTTCTTCATATATTCCTAAAATGGAACCGCTTATAATTAAATGGGGTGATTTTCTATGTGAAGCAACAAAAGGGTTAACTAGTACTAAAACTGGTTCTGGGAATGTTGGCTTTTTACCTGTATATACTACTCCTGCTGATGAAGGTTGTTCTATCGCTACACTTATAGATTCCATTGTAACACAAAATACTATAGGAGATACTATAACTATAGGAGGGAATCTTATAGTAACAGGTAATGTAGTACACGGTACTGATGTAGTAGGTGTACCAGCTCAAACAACAACTATAAATTCTAATCTTAAACTAGAAGGCCCTGTATATGACTCTCAAGGTACAATAGGTCAGTCAAATAAGATACTAGCAGGTTTAGCGGACGGTAGAACTATATGGAGTGATGGTGGTTTTCTTGTTCCTACTGTTGGTTTTGATACTTTACCAATGAGTGAAACTGCAAACTGGGATCAGTCTTCAGGTTTTAGAAATGCTTTTATAAATTTAAATGATACATCTGTAGCTTATAGAGTTATACAAGGTATGACTCCATTATCAGATGGTATGACGGGTGTTGTAATTGCAGAAAATACAAAAACTGGATCTGATCTTGCTGATGGAGCAATAAGATTTAACAATTGGACTAATGGTGCAAGAACTGTAACTAATAAAGTATCATGGTTTGAACCTACAATTCCACAGTTAGGATATAATACAAGCAGTCTAAAGTTTGGTGAGTCAATAAAAATAAAATATCATTACTATGATGCTGACTCAACTAATTCTGTTTTATATTGGGAATCTTGTTGTAAATTATACTCATCAAATACATGTCCAACAACAACGGGTGCAACATATACTATAGACGAAGAAGGATCTTTAACTAATTCAATGACTGCAGTTGATGATGGATATGGAGGATATGGTTTAACATTTAGTATAGTTGGTGGAGATCCTGCTAATGGAACATTTTTATTTGATACAGGTACTGGAGTATTTACATTTACTCCAGATGCTAATTGGTATGGAACAACAAGCTTTCAATTTCAAGTTACAGATGGGTACTGTAATTCTAATATATCTACAATACTAATAGTTGTAAATAATATTGTAGATCCACCGTTATGGACATCAACAGATCCCGTAACTTTAAATACTTACCCTAATCTAACAGGTAATGATGTATGGACATATAACTGGACTACAAGTGATCCAGATACAGCTTGTAATGATTTAACTTATGTTATAACAGTAGACGGAGTTGAAATATATCCAGCTGCAGGTTCTAGTTGGTTAACTTTTACAGATAATGGTGATTGTACAGGAACGTTAAGCGGTTCATATCCATCTACAGGAGGTAATTTTACGGTTCAAATGATTGTTAATGATCCAGATGGAGGGTCTGATACACAGTCATTCACAATCGGTGGATTAGCTGTAACTCAAAATACATATTTTGTTAGTTGGCAAGATAGTTCTGGTTCTATGAGTAACACTATACAAGCAACTTCTCAAATATCAAGCGTTCCAGTTTTCTATTGTAAAGGTCAAATTCTTGCTGGTTCAGAAATTAGAGCAACTAGAGATCAAGATCCAAATATTGAATATGGTTTAGTAAATGATATTAATAATATAGTCTATTATGCTAACCTTTTGGTAAGAGAAGATATGTTATTTACTTATCCAGGAATACCAGCAAATATATTTATAGATACTATAACTAACAGTACCAATTTTTCTCGTATAATAAGTCTTAAAGATATAAATGGGAATCCTTATAATCATGGATTAACTCCCTCAAGTACCCTTGTTAATTTTGAGTTTAGCTTAACTGACTCCATGAAAATTGCAGATTATCAAAATTCAAATAATCTTAGAAATTTATTGCAAGATTATTATGCTACAGGAGGTACATATTCAGACGGTAATACAAATTCAGCTACAAATGGTAGCGATATGTATGATAGTCATATTATATGGGGGCATTCAGAAGAAGAAAGGCAAATTCAAATGATGTCTAATAAAGGACTTGGAAGTACTACAGGTCCTACAGGTACTTTTCCTAATGCAGATAAAGTAGTCTTTCTTGCTTTTGGTGATGAGTCAGATATTAGTGCTGGATATCAACTTAATAATGTATATACGGGAGCTGGGTCTTGGTCAGATAGAGCAAATACAGTTGTTCAAAACATTGAAGATGATGTTATAGGGTTAAGAGATTATATAAGTACTATAGAAACAACAGCAGGAAATAACTCTATATATAGATCTACTTTCTTTCAACCTAACCCACCTAATGCTGGTAGTTTAGAACCATTAGTTAGTAATGTAGGTGGTCTTTTACAGTATGGTATAAATGGTTCAGTATTTACACCTCCTGCAGCTTCAGCTTATACTAATGCAGCATTTCAAGATATGGTTGATTATGCAACAAATGGACCTATAAGAGTTAAATATAGAAGTGGATTATCAGATGTAAATGCTCAAAGCTATTGGTATAATCAAATTAAAGCTGCTCTTTTAGATCATGGGTTTATGGTATAACATATGAATTTAAAAAATATAATAATAGCATTAATATTATGCATACCCTTTATATCTTCATCTCAGCTTAATAAAAATATATGGCAAGCATCTACATTTCAGTTTTTCTCTGGAGCTGCTGATGGGGCCAATCAAGCTTATCTTTTTCATTATAGTAATAGTGGATTATTTAAACAATGGGGTATTAGACCAAACGAAGAAGCATGGAAAAATAAGTGGGTTGTAGATCCAAATGGTCAAGTTAGAGTAGGAACAGAACGATTTTGGTTATCTAGTAGGTCTTTAGTTTTTTTGACTGACTTTCATCATGCTACAAGATTTGTAAAGCATAGACTTGATGAAGGCACTACTTTAACATATGCTTTTGGTCATGGTATTAAAAAGAAAAAGTGGTATTGGTACGTAGCCGATTTTAGCATAATGTTTACTGCTAGATCTATTGGTTTTTATTCTACTTACAATTTAATATTTAAATAGATTTTTCTTTTTCTAGTTCTTTTTGCAAACATGCAAGTGCACGCCATGCAACTTTAGCAGTGTGACGTATACCATCATTATCAATTGTACCTGCATCAATAAGATGTCTAGCTAATGCATCAAAGTCATCAGTAGACTTATTACGATCCCAATGTAGCGGTTTATCAGGGTGATGTTGAATGTTTCCTTGTAATGAAACTCTTGATATTTCCATAATAGCATCTGGAAAGTATCTTAATACACCAGTAAACACAGGTGTATTTTTTCTATCTTTTGCATTTTTTAAATCATTTATAAAGTGCCATTCTTTTTCAATCATTCTACTTTTTTTCATCAATTAAATATTTATATATAACTCAGGAAGCCAGAGCCTAACTATAAAAATTAGACTCCGGTTGGTTATCTTCCTTCATTTAAGTTATTAGTACTAGCTATATATAAGCATAGTACTGCTAAAAATGCTATAATTAATATTTTCATATAAATAAATGAGAATATGAATTATTTTGATTAATTACTTCATCAACTTCAATAATACTATTGCTTTTTTTAGATGCTATATTAGAATTTACAATAGGTAATTCTTTTATATTTACATTATTAATATTTATTACATTACTCATAATAAAGTCATGAAAGTTTTGAGATGATTGAAGCCAATTTCTAGGGTGAGCTTTCTTTAATGCGTAAGTTACATTATTATAAAATGCCCAGCAATTATTTTGTTCAACACCATAATAGTAAGAAGGCTTACTTAGCTCATTCTTAATCATTGTCATTTGCTGTGTATCAAGAGTTTCTTCTTCAATAAACAATCTCCCTGTTAATTCAGCTTGTTGCTTTATTGTTAAACTGCATGACTTCATTGAATCACGATCATTTATAATACGTGTGTAGTAATATTCTGCATTTTTTATTTGATCACTAATATGCATTGAGACTTCCATATTAGCAGCTCCTGTATGTTTACGCTTCCAATTCATCATATCACCTGCAATCATGCCATTGCTGCATACTTTTACATATGCGCCAATTGCACATTGAAAGCGTGTACTTTTGTCATATGAATTTGTCCAAGCAAACATCATCCCTAGTTCATGCTCATTGGATATTTTATCATTTTTAGTTCTGCTGTTGTATATATGATATATACCTTGAGCAACGTTTGCATTCATACTAGCTCTGTATATTTCATTTTTAACTGTAAAACCACTCTTTCTTAAAAGAGATAAAGTTTTTTCTATCACTGATTTATGTGATACTACTGTATAGCTTTCACCATGATTTGGTAAAGGCGCATTTTCTAAATATGATTTAGTAACGTCTTTTGGTTTTATGTAACCCATAATTATAAACTTTTAAAGTGTAAATATAATAAATTAATCTGACACAGCAAATTAAAATATATATCTTATTGTATTTAAAGGAAAGTATTTACTGTATATCTCTTTAAATTCTCTTAATAATCTGCTTTTATGTATCAGAGGATATCTCATGACACCGCTTTGATTCTTTACTTCTGAACTATACTTCATCATATCCTGAGCTTCTATTGATGCTTTGGCCATTTGATTAGTATGATTGGTTAAAGCAATAACTTCACATTTATTTATACCTGCATGTTCTTTTACTTGTATAAATAGTTTATCATACTCTTCTTTCCAACCAGGATAAAAGACTAAAGGACTATAATTAATATGAACTTCCCAGCCCAACTCTTTAAGCCGGTTAACATCAGCTATGCGGCTTTCTATCTTTTGCATCTTAGGTTCTAATATATTAGAATACTTTTGAGGCATAAGACTAACACGAACTCTTGGGGACTTGTTGAACTTTTTTACATCAAGTTTCAACAATCCGGGATACTTAGTAGCCATAGTACTATTAAGCTGAGGATGATCATCATAGCGTTTAAGATAATCAATCAAAGGTTCAGGCATATGTTTTTGCATTAGAACTAAATCTGAATTGCATGCTACATCTACCATAGTATATATAGGGTCTTGTTGATCAGGTTCTTTATAGTAAGATTTTTCCCAATTAACTACAGACTGGAAGATCTGATCAACGTTTTCATTGACAAATACTCTTTTACCATTATATCTAGACATATAACAATAAGTATCTACACAGCCACCAAAACATCCGTAGATAATATTGGGAGCTATGCAGTTAGCACTATTGTTATTTGGTTTAGTTACAAGGGTTTTAGTTCTTTGTACCTTAATCATTATCTTTTACAAACTGCCCGTTAACCATCTTGCCTGTACGCTTTGCAATTACATTGTAAGCACTTTCAAGACACGCTTCTAGGCTAAGATTTTGCATTTTAGCTTGGATAATCAAAGTAACCATAATATCACCAATAGCATCTATAATCTCTGCTCGATCATTATTATTAATAGCTGTACATAGTTCTGTTGTTTCTTCT